TTAATGAAGGGTGTACATTGACGATGAAGAAGGGCTGGTACTTCGTAGTCCGAAATCGCAATCTTCATCTGGATCGATTATGCGAGCCGAGTATTTAGTAGTACTTCTTAGACCTTTTTAGAGAAGAGGTGGTTAGCGATGCAGATGGTCTGCAAGATTAGCGACGAAGTCGAGATGAAGGTGGCGCAAGCAGCACAAGAACCCAAGCTGCTGAACTATAATACCTTCTCAACTCGTATTGTGGAGCCTACCAACCAATTTGACGATAGGCTTCGTGATTTGTTACTCTCATTGTCGTCGGGAGGAAAGAAAGGGTTAATCGAGAGTACAGTTCAATACTGTGATAGTTTGGGCTTTACTCAAAAATTCTATTTTCCGAATCAATTAATAAAAGCTGCGAAGCGATTTGCTTGCGATACGGAGGATAAGGAGTTAGATATCGTAAGGACTCCAAGGGGTAGCTGGAGGACCACTAACTTGAATGCTAGAAAGAAGCTAGCTGCAGAGTTGAAGAAAGTCCTTCCTCCAGGTGGTTTAAAGATGCATCACATACTGTCAGATGATGATGTATCTCAAGTACTCTCTACACTTGACACTTCCGCAGGCTGGGATGGTTACGTTAATTCTGACGTAAAAGGAACAAAGAAAAAAGATTTACAAGTAGGGATGGCTGATGAATTCAGGACACGCTGTGTTCAGGCTAAAAAGGATGGTAGCTTCAACACTCCTTACATGGCTTTCAGTCGCTCACAAACAAGCTTACCTTATAGTGATGACTATAAGGAACGAGTTCCTGAAAACATGGTATTCAAAGACAGATTAGTACTCTGCGGAGGAACGTATGCAACTTTGAATGAAGCACAATTCTCCAGGCCGATCCAAGACATGATGTCAAGGGTAGCCTTCTATGCTGGGGGAAAGAATGACCAAAGGACTGAGTCGTTACTTTATGGTATGATGAGGTCTCATTCTTATTGGACATCGATTGACTTTAGCCATTATGATCAATCAGTCCAGGCATGGTTAATCTCAGATGCGTTTGATATTCTCCGAGATTTATTCAACGAGGATGAAAACTTTGATGAGCAGCTGTGGAATGTTGTAGTGCATGATTTCATTCACAAAACAATCTACGGTCCCGGTGGTGTATTGTTCACATCACGTAATGGAGTTCCAAGTGGCAGTATGTTCACGTCTATCATTGATAGTCTGTGTAATTACATCATGCTAGAAAGCTATTTCGAATCACGCGGAATTGGCGGACGACACATGATGGTTATGGGAGATGACAATATCTCCTTTACTGATGTTCCTCTAGATTTAGAAGACATGCAGGGTTACATGCGAAGCGTTTATGGCATGACAATGCATCCGCATAAATGTACCGCAGGAACCAATTCTGACCATCCAGATTTTCTATCTCGAGTGTGGACTCCTCGAGGTGTATATCGAAATCCTATTAAGCTAATTGTTAGGATGTTGTATACTGAGAGAAGACGGGAGTATGACAAACTAGGCTTTACGCCTGATGATGTGCTTTATGCATATTATCTCAGTTTCCCTCTTGGTGTACTCGAACTCTTGGATCCTGACTTGTTCAGGAAATGGCTTAGTCGTTATCGTGGTAAAACAAAAACTTCAGTTGACCCGAATGCTCTGTCAGGTATCACTCGTTACCGCTTACTATACCAGCAGGACAAAATGACAGAGTTTGAGTTTAGGCATATGATGACCGAAACTTTAAAGGTAGCGTAGGTTAAGCATGGCTGAAC